AGGTCTTCAGGTTCCGTAAGCACGAGGTAGCATGCCAGACAGAATAATCGACTTGGATTTGTGGGAAGACGGCAACGCCGACCAGCTCCCGGCTATCACAGTCACCGGCCAGGGCCTCCACTTCGAAGGCAGCACGGCGGAGTTCGACCGGCTGCTGTTGATCCTGGGTGGATGGCTTCGCCCGTAATATCCTAATCATCCCATGCACCGCCTCATTGGCCTGGCGGAAAAAGGACTACGCTGGCCCTCGGGCCTTCAACGGCCAACGAGGGCTCCTTGTTATTGCTCTGAGAGGAACTTTGCTATGCCGCGACGCTGCGATATAGACTGGAGGTGCATCCAGGAATGGAGCAACCACGATCTGGATTTCGTCGAGGAAGCCATCCGGGTCGAGAAGGCGCTCAGGGCAGCCTCTCCGAAAAGAGGTTTTCTGGCACCAAGATGATCATCCCAACCCGGTGGCCGGGGCTTCCTCGATCCCTCCTTTCCCTGGCCACCGACCAGCCACTTTATAGTATAACGACCTTCGCAACCTTCATAAGCTACGCAATAGCCTTCGCAACCTTCCCACCATGCCCGCCGGATACTCATCTCGCTGTAAAGCCTGCAATTCGCCGCTGAGAACTCAGATCGAGCAGTGGCACTCCAAAGACGGTGACAGCTCTCGTGTAATCTCCGCCCGGCTGAAGGAAATGGGTGAGAAGATAAGCTATCGAGCCCTCGATAATCATTTCGATGAACACTACAATGTCGCAGACGTAGCCTCTGAGCAGTACGCCGAAAGCCAGGCAAACATGCAGGTGGACGCCGAGGCCAGACTGTCAGAGATCGAGGTATTGGATCAGATGGTAGCTGGGAAGCACGCTCTCCACCAAAAGCTGGAGAGGATCATCACCAACCGGCTCGCGGACTTGGAAGACGTTGGGGGCCCGGCTGATCTGCCCAAGCTCCCAATGGCTTACGTCTCTCTCTATACAGGTTGTGCAGCAGAGATCAGGCAGGTCTTGAAGACCAAACAGGAGTTGTTGGGCGAAGATGGTAGCAGCAAAAAGGCCGGAGCCATGCAATCATGGGTTGACCTGATGCTAGAAGATGAGGCTGGATGATTGATACCACTCACGAAGGAACAGCGCAAGGAGCTGAAAGCCCGCGCCCCAGCAGATCCGGTGTGGTGGATCAATCGTGCGCTGGGTACTAAATTCTGGTCGGCTCAGAAAGATATAGTTGAGTCCATCAGGGACAACGAGCGCACCACAGCACGGTCTTGTCACGGCATAGGCAAATCCCATCTGGCAGGCAACGCCACGCTATGGTTCCTTTACACGTTTCCTTATTCTATAGTACTCACCACAGCACCAACCTTCCGCCAGGTCGAAAAGCTGATCTGGAAAGAGGTTAGGTCGAGTGTCCGCAAGTCCAAGATCTTATTGGGTGGAGAGCTGGCGAAAAAGAGCCCCGAGCTTCAGATAGTGCAGGATGAATGGGTAGCATTGGGGTTGTCAACCAACCAACCCGACAGGTTCCAGGGGTTCCATGCGCCGCATCTCTTAGTTATAGTAGACGAAGCGGCGGGCGTAAAAGAGGACATTTTCGAGGCCATCGAGGGCGTTGTCACGTCAGGTCATTGCAGATTATTGCTATTAGGAAACCCAACGCTGATCGGCGGCACATTCTACCGCTCTCATCGGGAGCCGGGATGGTCCCGGTTCCATATCGCCGCCTGGGACACTCCAAACTTCACAGCGTTTGGGATTACTGAGGATGACCTGGAGTCTGGGGCTTGGAAAGAGAAAGCGGCCAAAAACCCAGATGGATCGTACAATTGGCCCGCACCGTACCTCATCACGCCCACCTGGGCAGCAGACAAGCTAACCCGCTGGGGCAAGAACCATCCTGCATATCAGGCCAGGGTAGCAGGCAACTTCCCAACACAGGGTGAGAACAACGTCATCCCATTGGCATGGATAGAAGCATCAATGGCTCGGTGGGAAGACACCAAGGGCGAGGGTTCGTATGAGCTGGGGGTCGATGTAGCCCGTTACGGCTCCGATCTGAGCGTTATAGCGCCCCGCCAGGGCATGAAAGTCTATCCTCTTCAGGTGATGTCGGGCAAAGACACCCAGGAGGTCACAGGCGAGGTCCTGGTGGCTGCTAGGAAAATCAACGCCAAGCACATCAAGGTGGATGTGATAGGTCTGGGCGCTGGCGTGGTCGATCCTCTGAAAGCCGCGAAAGCTCCTGTTATTCCTGTTAATGTCGGGTCCGCTTCGGATGTGGTAGATGACGATGGCAACAAGGTCTATCTTAATCTCCGGGCCGAGCTCTGGTGGGCTCTCCGTGAATCATTGGACCCGAAGAATCCCGAACCTTTAGCACTACCACCAGACGACGACCTCCTCGGAGACTTGGCAGCTCCTATCTACAAGATCACGGGAAAAGGCCAGATCCAGATCGAGGACAAAGAAGAGACAAAGAAGCGTCTCGGGCATAGCCCGGACAGAGCCGACGCTGTCATGCTCACATTTGCGCCGGTGAATACCTTTGTGATGCCCAAGCTCACACTCACCGGAGGCAAACGAGTGCCCCCTTGGAAGTAGACCACTATGATCATGCGAATCCCGATCCTGAAGGCTGTCCTGGAGAAAGAGAAGGCCCGGGATTACAAGGAAGAATATCGCAGCTACCACGGGAAGCCCGAGCAGATCAAGCGACGGGCACAGAGGAACGCAGCCAGGAGAAAGCTGGGCATCCCAAAGGGCGATCCGAGGGAAGCCGATCACAAGAACCCACTCAGCAATGGCGGCAGCAACAGCAAACGCAACCTTCGGGCAGTCAGCCGGAGCACCAACCGGCACAAGGCCGATAAGAAAAAATAGAGCAGCCAAATCTCCATCATAGTCTCATGTTATCGATTTTGTAGAACCGCATCAAGTACCCATCAAGTAGGAAGTCTCTCATGCCACAATCCCCCCAGCCCCCAGCAGCCCCCAACGGCGGCATCTACCCGAAATTTATCCAGAGCCCAAGGGCGCTCGCTGGCCAGCAGTACGGGCGCTCAGGATTGCAGTACTTCATGCCGGGGTGGATCAAACGCGACTTCCTCCCGCAGCTGCAGGGTCAGGCTCTATTTCGCACCTACACCGAGATGGGTGATAATGACGCCTTCGTGGGTGCCGCCCTCAGCGCCTTCGCAGTCTTCATCCGCCGCGCCCACTGGAAGGTGGATGCGGTAGACGACGCCAACAAGGATAATGGCTCTGCGGAGTTCCTGCAGGAATGCATGGCTGACATGGCCCACAGCTGGCAGACTATCATCGCCACCGCAGCCCGTGCGGTGCCACAGTACGGATTCCTCCCCCTGGAGATCGTCTACAAGGAACGAGCCGGAGATCACGAAGATGAACGGATGTCCTCGCAGTACGATGACGGCCTCATAGGATGGTCCAACCTGGCTTACCGTGCTCCTGACAGCGTTTTTCATTGGGACTACGACCCCCAGGACGTAACCCGTCTATTGGGATTTACCCAGCTGGCAGCACCAGACTACAAAACCACATTTATCCCTATCCAGAAGATCCTCCTCCTCAGATCAGACCCCGGCAAGGACTCACCAGAAGGCCGGTCAGTCCTGCGATCTGCCTGGCGATCTTGGAGGACTAAGAAGTATCTTGAAGATTATAGAAATATAATTATAGAGAGAGGAGGTGCGGGAATACCGTGGGCTGAGGTTCCGGCCAACATAGCCAGTGCTCCGGCGTTGCTTGCGGCCAATCCTGACGATCCAGTAGCACAAGAAGCATACGGATCTTACATCAGCATCAAGGAAAGCCTTGAGAGCATATCCATGCAGGAGCAGCACTGGCTGATTACCCCCCAGGTCTGGGATCAGAACGGGAACCCCACCATCAAGATAGGGTTTCTACAGCCGTCCACAAACGGCGATATCGTCAACCACATAACCAGCTCGATCGAGGCTGAGGCAAAAGCGGTGCTCATGAGCACGTTCACAGAGTTCCTGGCGCTCGGGATGGGAGGAACTGGCAGTCTTGCTCTCAGCAGGGATAAGACGGACAACTTCACGCTAGCAGTCGAAGCCAACTTGCAGAGCTTCCAGGAGTCGATCAACAACCAAGCAGTCAGACGGCTATTCGCCCTCAACCCACATTTCGAGTTCGAGAAGGGTACACCCATGCCCAGGATCGTCTATGATCCTATTGTCCCCATAGCCACCCAGGATGTGGTGGCTATCCTGAGTCTCTTCGAGAAAGCTGGTTGGGATCTATCACAGCAGAAGGGAATACGGGACACCATCATCGACAACCTGGGCTTGCCAAACTATGTGGAGCAGGAGACGAACGACGCTCTGCAGGAACACGGCGACAGCCCGATAGAGAGCCTGCTCGATGGCCAGAGCGCAATAGACGCGATATTGGGTGGTGCAGAATTTGCTCCATCCGGTCGATAGTCTCTACCCCTGGCTGATCGTCGTTCTATCGCT